AAGATGCGATTTCGATGTTTGAAGATCAAGTCAAGCAGTTAATGATGGCTTGCCTTAAGACACAGCAAATACCCCCCGGTGTTCTTGGCTTAATTCCAGACGGTGATGTCACAATGTTGTGGCGTTGGCTTGGTCCTGTTTACGAAGATTCAACCCAAGATGTATTAAATAACTCCATTGTTGTACGAAATCTGCAAGAATTAGGTGTTGATAGCATTGAAGCACTGAAATACCTCTTCCCGTCAAAAACGGATGAGGAGCGGGCCGCGATGCTATCGGGGTTCCCGTTCAGGATGGTGGGTGAATTACAGAATGCATATTCTTCTTTCGCTCGCCTCGTGGGAGGAATGATGCAGACCCCCCACCCGCAATCACCGGATTTACCGATGGCTGCGGATCCGCGATTGGATTTAACCCCATATCTGTATCGCACTTTAGAAGCTCTACAAAAGGAGATGAGTTATGCAGGACGCTACCGTCCAATCGATCCCACAGACGAGCCAAGCACCGGCGGCGGTGGCTCCCAGCAGCTACGTGGTGGCAGCTCCGCAGCAAGCGGCTCCGGCACCGATGGCGTATCAAGTGGGTACGAGCTACCCCCAAGCGGTACCTCAGGGGATCCCCAGCTACCAATCCAGCCCTACTCAGTACGCCCCCCAATCCCAACCGGAGGCTCCGCAGAGCAATCCCTGGGAATCGGCGTTCAACAAAGTAGTCAACCTGCTGAGCGCTCCAGTCCAATCCCCGTTCCAGGGTCAACCGTCGGCTCCGACGACTCAGTTTTCCCCGGCCAACTACGGGTTGAACAGCGCCCAAGCTACGCAACAATCGGCAGCGCCGACCTCGTATCTCAACCAGGCTTACTCGCCCAGCTCTTCCCAAACCTCCTCGACACCATCCTTGGAGCAAATCGCGGATTACCTGGGAATGAGCCAGGACAGCCGCCAAGTGGTGGACGCGTTCGGAATCGAAGCACCGGCAATTCTGAACCAGTACGCCCTGAATCTGGAAGGGATGCTGGACAGCGCCGTCGAGTGGGGAAACCGCGCCGCTGAAACCATTAAGGGTTACGCAAACTTTGCGGTGAATGAGCACCAGGAGAACCTGGCTTACAACGAGATTCTTACGAACCCCGATGTGCTCAGCGATTACACCCTGAAGTTCTTTGGTCCTGAAGGTCCGTACCCTGTGTACGAAAACGAGGCTCAACTGGAAACTCGTGGTTATCCCACCGAAGCGGTTGATTACCAAATGAATGAGTTCCCGGCTCCTCCTGCCGCCTCGGCTCCTCAGCAACCTGAAAACTTCTGGGGCAACTTTAACGACATCATGGCGCGTGATCCCCAGAATGCCTGGCGCATTCTGAATCAAGCCCAGCCTCAAGTTGTTGCCAACAAACTGTTTGTAATGGAGTGACGGCCATGCGGCCATTAGGACAAACACGTCCGTTACTGGCTTATGGGCTTCCCGCCGCCGCAGGTCTTGCGGTTGGCGGGGCTCTTGCCGGTCAAGGTGAAGCCCCTGGCACTGCCGCCTTGGGTGGAGCAGCTGCTGCACTTGGTGCGCGTGGTGGTTTAGGTGCCGCTCGGTTAGCCGGGCGCTATGCACCTGTCATTGGCGAAGCAATGCAAAGTGCCATTGTTCCAGCTGGCAAAGCATTAAGCGCTGCCATTGAATCTGTGCCTCCTGGCGGTAAGCGGGCAGAAGCATTGGGCAAGATGCGGGATGTGCTTCGGGGTGCTTATGTGGCTGCCGGAAATGTTCCCGCTAGCACAGTTCAAAAAACTGCCGCTACTTTAGCTGTTCCTGGCGCAGCTTCTCTCGCTGGTTTAGGTGGTATGGCTGCAGGTGCTGTTCCAGGCGCCTTTGGTGTTCCTGGCTTCACAGGTGCCGTTGATCCTGAATCTTACGGTTCCAGCAATTCTGAGGGTGCACGATACAAAACACCCACAATGCAGTACATGTAGTTTTTGAATAAATTACCAACTGCTAAAATTTGTGTTAGATAAGACATAGTAATGTCTGAATCTTTCACCCGATAAAACACTTCCTGCGACACTGGAGGATAAAACAAAGTGTTTCTTGATAACGATTTCCCAAAAATTCTCGGCGCGGAACTCTATCGTCCGCACCCTGCGTACATCGCTGAAATGGCTGTGGAGCCCGTGGTCGTCCACGACTTCACCCGTCAGCCTGGTCAAACCGTTCAGTTAGACCGCTACAAGTTCTGGGGTACCCCTGGCACTAAGGACAGCCGTGAGCGCGTGGCTGACCAAACCATCGGTACTGCCAACAGCCGCAACATCACCAAAGAGAAGGTGCTTGTTGTGCTGAAGGAATACACCGGTCCTGCTGACCCGGGCGATCCGACCCAGCCCAGCACCTTCAAGATTGCTCGTGAAACTCTGGTTACCGCCCAGCGTCTGCTGCTGGATACCGGCAACCTGAATATGTTCCACCAGTCGATCGGCAGCCTGACCCTGCTTGACGACTACCGCCGTTGGCGCGACCGCGTGTTCATCGACGAACTCGCCAAAGCCGAAGCCAATGGTGTTGCCTCCGCAACCCAAGGTGGTTATTACTTCCCTGGTGGTAAGACCAAGAACTCTTCCGGTCAAATCACCTACACCTCTACCGAGTACACCGCTGACCTTCAGCAGTTCTCGGTGCGCACTGACCTTCTGACTGTTGTCAAGGATCTGCGTAAGCGTAACGTGCCGACCTTCTCCGATGGTCTGTATCGTTGCATCTGCGATCCCACATTCATGATGCACCTGCGTCGTGACACCGACTTCCGTGAGATTGCTCGTTACTCCGGTAATCCTGGTCAAGGCATGTACATGGGTAATCCCATGATGCCTAACAACACCAGCTTCTACATGGGTCCCCAAGCTGGCCAAGGTTATTTCCTGGCTGGCGAACCGGTGATGCCCACTGGTGTTCAGTTCGAAGGTGTTAAGTTCTTCGAATCGACCAACTTCCCGACCAAGAACGTCAGCACCTCCTTCGCTGGCACCGGCGGCAGCTACGCCAACCAAGAAGTTGCCCAAGGTTACTTCTTTGGTCCTCAGGCTATCGGTGTTGGTATCGGCGGCCCGAACGCTCAAGTGCTGATCAACAACAACGACGACTTCAGCCGCTTCATCATTCTGATTTGGCAACTGTACGCTGGCTTCGAAATCCTGAACAAGGACTTCGTGACCACCGCGTTCAGCTATGTGTCTGATGACGGTACCGTCTGATTTATAAAATAAAACCTAAAACTGGAGAAATAAATGTCCTATTTATCCGCTAAAAAAATCTACCCAGGCAACTGGGCAGAGCCTCTGAACGGTTGGTACAAGAACATTGATACCAACGATGACGGCACCAATAACGCCTCCAAGGGCGGCCCCACTTCTGTGCTGGCCGTCCCTGGTTATCGCTACTTCCAGCAGCGTGGTTATGTGTCCGTGACCGCCACCTCGGGTACTCCCCTGGTGACCGGCAACGTGATCGTGCCTTCCCCCTACCGCCAAGACGACACTCGTCCTGACATCACCGGCATGGTGATCTCTGGTAGCGCCACCCTCCCCATCTACGTGTATCGCACTGCGATCTCCGTGGCTTCTGGCTGGGGCGATGGCCGTGTGGCTTCTGGTGTGTATGCCGCCACCGGTAACGTGATCTCCTTCGGTCGCGATTCCAGCGGCCCTACCGCCGCCTCTGGCGTGGGTGAAGGCGTGGTGCAAGCCAACCTGACTTCCAGTGTGTCTGGTGATGCCGCCACCAAGATCTACTTCGCTGGTGGTAGCCAAGCCTTTGGTACCAACCCCATCCTGACTGCCACCGGTGCTGCCGGTGTGTCTGGTGGTGTGCTGTACTACACCAACACTGGTGCTGTCACCATGAAGGTGTTTGCCAAGGGCGCCGCTAACGACACCTCCACTTCTGGTGGTGTGTACATTTCGGATGCCGATTCTACCGCTGGTAAAGTTGGTTACCTCGTCGTTGAGATTTGCTACATCCAGCCCGATGACGCACCTGCGTACGACGACATCGAAGATTATCTTCCTAACCGCACTGTCAGCTGAATAGGCTAAACTAGGACCAGAAATTAAATCTGGTCCTTATGCTTTACCAGCACAAAAAGACAGGCGCTCGGGTAAAAATTGTAAGCGAATGGGATAACGGCGATTGGTACATGGTCGAAGACCAGGACGGTCGCCTTTATACCGCTTACAAAACTGAATTGACTCCTGATGAAAATGCCACCAAAAAGGTGCAGACTCTTCAGGTAAAAGATAAAGCGGCACAAGAGGAGCCACGCGTGTTTCCTCCTGATAACCGCCTTAATATCAATTCAGCCACTGCCCAAATGATTGCTGATCATATTAAGGGTATTGGTTTAAAAACCGCCAGGGAAATCAAAGATCTTCAAATGTCCTTATCGGGTGAAAGATTTAATTCCCTGGAACAACTAAAACAAATTAAGCGTGTTGACTGGGACGCGGTCTTAGCCGCAGATCTGGTACGCGTCTAAACTCTTCTCCTAGCGCACTCCCCCGGTTATCCGGGGGTTTTTTATTTTAAAATAAGAAATAAAAAGATATGGCCGGTTTAATTCCAGTTGGTGCATTAGTAGATCCAAAGGCAGATGTCTTTGCTTCTACAGCTCCGCATCTGGATGTACGTGTTATTCCACGGTTTGGTCCGCAACAAGGCAAGCGCATTGATCCAAGAAGTGCTCGCACGTTGCTCCAAAATGTTCTTGTTGGACCTAACAAAACCCCCTTGGTCCAGCAAGTGGGACAATCTTGGCAGTGGAACTATCCTGTAACGAGTGAATTTGGTCCTCGTAAAGCGCCGATCGCAGGCGCATCTACGTATCATGAGGGCATTGATATCGGCGGTCTCCCTGCAGGTACACCGGTCGCGTATAAGGGTTATGGGACTTACCAGCCGGATCGTGGTTTTGGCACAATTAAAACAACTGACCCCCAAGGGCAGCCTTACGATATTCAGTTCTTACACATCAAACCAGGTGGCGCTACAAGCGTAGGGTCGACTATTGCCCCCTCTGCACCACAATTACCTCAGCTTGATGGTGCACAGCAGGCAACTGATACGCGCACACGCGACATTCTTGAGGCGTTCATGTATGGAACTCAGTACGGCGAAGGCGCTCCTAAAAAACCAAGCTTAAAAGAAAATTTGGTTGCTGGATTATTCCAACAAGCCCTGGCACCAAGGCCATCGTTTATTTCGCAGTACATCAACGAAGAACCATATCTCCAGGGTCAAGCAGCATCGACCTACGACTATTTACAAGGGCTTCTTTAGTTGATTACTAAGTTTTATAATTAATTGATAAGAAAGAAACGAAGTGCAACTCTCTGACTTTGACAAAAGTAGAGTCAGGTATCACCTGGGCTATTTCACTGTTTCCGTACCTGCGGGTGATTACGCCCGTTTGGAAGAAGCAATGAACACGGTTCCAGATTCTTTCTTCTACGATAAAATTGTTATCCAGCTAGGGCGCTGTGATACAGCCGAAAAGAAAACGGAGGTGGCGACTTCGCCTTCGACTCGGTTGGAAAGTATTGCTGGTGACGTTGACCGTACAATTCGGTCAAGCAATGCCAAGGAGGCGCTCAAGGTTTGGGATGAAGTCTATCTATATGAAACCAATCGATTAGCCAATATTCTTTACGTTCCTAACTACAAAGATCCATTCCAGGCGCGATACCGTTATGAACGCTCTGGTGCTGAATTTATTCAAGCTTTACCTGGTCCTGCTGACACTGCAGTGGGCTCTCGTATTTATTTACGTGAGGTTTGTAGATAATGGCTGATATTTTTGGTAGCGTTGGCAGTCTTTTGCGTAATTTAGGACAAGCTGCTAAACCGTATTTAAAACCTTCGTCAGCATTTTCCAGAATCCCTGGTCCACGCTTGGCACCTTCTTTGGTTACGCCAACATCTACAGCAGGTTCAATCTTTGGGCTTCTTCAACTTCAAGGATCCACTCCACAGGATCAGCCAAAATCTCGTGAGTGGATGACAAAACTAGGAGAATTGACCGGGCAATATGGAAGGTATGCGCCTGCAACTTATCGTTATCAGTACAATCTTGAGGGTACTGCTCCCCCAGGATCAGTCCCTCCGGCCCCTGACTTGAATGCAAGTCTTTTTGGTGGGCCGCAAGCCGGACAACTGACACCCCCTGTACCTCCTTTAACTGGAAACAGGGTCATGTCTAACGGGGCCGGTGTTCCCGCACAACGTGAAAATGTTCTTAACCGCTCACTCTCTCAGGAAGTACTTAACGCTGCTCAGCAGTACGCTGCTCCTACAAGTGTCCCTCTTTCTGCCTTCTATGAGGGCCAGCAGCAATTGGGTAGGAGCATGACGCAGAAAGGAAACCTGGTGAGCGAACTCCAAGCTTTAGGTGCGGGGGCGGGCATGATACCCGAGAGCCTCCAGCAGTGGGCGAAAGCCAACCCGGGCCTTGCTTACCGCGAGATGTTGCGTCTAAAAGGAGGGAATCTGTAATGGCACCTAGAGTTGGCATTCTTCCAGAAGAAGAAAGACTTGCTATTTTTCGTGGAGCCAAACAACTTGGTTTGAATCCCTATGAATTTGGCGCGTTTCTTTCCTTGGAATCCGGCCCCAACATGGACCCAAACATTGTTGGTGGTGCTGGTGGTCGCCATAAGGGCATGATTCAGTTTGGACAAAACGAACAGCAACTCTATGGGATTACAGGACCTCAAACCAGGGCTGGCCAGATGCCTAAAGTCCTTCAATACTTTCAAGATCGTGGCTATAAACCGGGCATGGGTATTGGCCGAGCATACGCCACAGTACTTGGCGGCAATCCCAACGTTTCCTTAACGTCTAGGGACGCTTTCGGAACCTCAGTGCAAAGCGCACTTCCTCGCTTTAAAAAAGGCGGAGATCTTTACGCAAACGCACAACGAGTTTTGGGAGACATTCCAGGTGAGTTATCAACGGTGGCAGCACAACCACCTGTGACACCACCACCTCCTGTTTCGTCAGTACTTGCTCCAATTCTTGGTACCAACCTTGGGCGCTCTGAGCAAAAGAAAAACCTTTCTCAGCTCTTTATTCAGGAAGCCCTGAATAGCGTCTTACCTGCTCTTGGAACCATTCCGACTCTCTTTGGTACCATTCGATAATGGCCAGGTTTTCTGATTATTTAGAAACGGGGTATTTACCAGGTGAAGTGCGGCGCTCTTCTTATGGAGAAGCGTCGCCTTTTTCTGCGTTAACTTACGAATTATCTAAGCGGTTTAAATTTAAACCCCAGAGTGATGTTGCTGGAAAATACATGAGCGAGTTTAGTAATCTATACGCCAATCCTGAATTTTTGGCTAACTCTTCAATGCAGTTGCCGGCAGACTTTCTTGGATTTCTTCAAGCATCTCAATCAGCAAGATAGCCTATAATTATTAAAAACAGCGGTAAAGATTTTGAGCTCGACATCCACAAACAAGCAACCCCTTCTTGTAGATCGGCCGTTGTTTGATTCCGTGCGGATTACAACGCAAACGGTTGGTAACGCAACTAGTAATACCATCTTTGTCCAAGGTGGTCAGGCTCCGTCCATCCTCGTAGATATGGATGCCGAGTTAGCCGAAGACAACAATAATGGTGGCGTGGTTGACTCCATCACCATTGTCCGTAATGACAAATATCGCGACGCAGATTACACCATTAGCTCTGGCACTTCTGGCACTGTTATTTCTCTGACAAGCGGCCAGCTTGTTTTTATTCAACACACTGGCGTTCTGGGTACAGCCGCAATGAGCGGCTATGGTTATTACACGTATACCGGCGCAAGCACGCTGACAGGTGTTAATACTTCTTTAATTTTCTCCGGGGGTACGACTAGCGGCTTTAGTTACAACGGTGCCGCTTATGGCTATCAGCCCGCCGTTACCTTTGTGTTCTATCACACCCGTGGCACGACCACGCCAATCCCCGGCAGCGGTGATTACCGAGTTCTTTTCTCCAAAACAATTCCCGCGAACAGCGGCCAAGTTGACTGTGCAGACGCCATGCCTCAACTTGCCTATCCGATGCCACAAGCAGGCAACACAACAGGTTTAGGTACGACAGCTCCTTTACGCAACAAAGGCGTCTATCTGGAGCGTGGTGATCGCATTTATGTTGGTGTGTTCACGGATGGCCCCAATATTTCCGGCTACACCCCAGGTGCACACATCTACGCACAAGGCGGATTCTTCTGATTTATGGCTAAACAGAGTGGAAGCTCTTTTGGCAATTTTCAAAAAGCAAAGAAATTTGATCCTCGGCCAGTAAAGCCGATTACTACAGAATTTTCCAAAGGATCAGTTCCCGACTCCCTATATACGATTAATCGTGAATCTGCATGGTCACGTTGGCGACGTGGCTATGAGATAGCAACTGCTTGTTTTTATGATAATTCTTACGATTATCCTTTTCTGTATGCGGTTCCCGTGCCAAGCGGAACCCCTTCAACCACTGGAAACCCACCGACAATTCCGGGTGTTTTCAAAGGATTTCCAACAACCAATAAAGAATTTGGCATGCATTGGGCTGGGGTTCGCACTGCGGGCAGCCTACGTTTTGACAACGTAAATGATAGTTCTGGAGTAACCGCTTCCATTGCTTCTGTTACAGAAGATTCAGAATATTGGTATGTACGGCTTTCTGGAAGCTGGAGTGTTTCAAATCCACTACCCCCACCGCTTTACGTTGCAATTCCAGGCGTGCCAGGTGGATTGAAAGCAATTAATGGCGAGATCTTAGAAGATAGAATCATCACTCAAGGCGGCGTTCCAGTCACTCGCGACACAATTGACCCCAATACGCAAACACGTTATGGATATGTTCAAGCAGTTTTAGTTGATACGAATCCCTTTACTGGAGTTTTAAAACTTCGCAAAGCAGGATCAGTGGAAGCAACACCTGATCGCACGTTGGTTACTCCTGCAACTAGGCCTCCAAACGTAGGGCGTTTCTTTATGACGGGAACGCGTTATTGTTGTTCTTGTCAGGATTTCACGCGTCGAGACTACGCGTTTATGACCTCGTTAAACAAAGTTTCAGAGTCATTGCGTGACAAGTTTCCGCTTACTAGCCTTTCGTCTCTAAAACCAGGAAGATATGAGGTAATGACGGTCAGTGGACAGGTAAACAATAATGCAATGACAAATGCACAAACAAATCGAGATATGCGTATTATTTCGCCGTCGCCACAATACAACGTGCCCCCAACCGTTACTTCAACAACTTCAACAAAACCTGGTGCCACCAGGGAAAATGCAGGGGTTTTTAGGGATTTTGGTGCGATGTATATACGCAGTACAGCAAACCCTTCTCTCCCTGGATCAAAGTCAGAAGGCATGCCTTCTTACCAAGATTATTCGAGCTCAGGAAATGTTATTACCTCGTTAACCGATACGTGGACGCCACTGCTTGATGAGATTCGTTATTGCAAACATATTTATGCAATGAAATATGAAGAAGGTGTGTTCCCTCCAGAGCCCTCTGATTTTCCAGTGGGAATCGAAAGCATGGCTGCTTGGGAACAAAAATTAGTTGATGAAACAGAAAAGGATCAAACAGAGGCCAGAGCGGCAAATTTACAGCGAAGTTC